CTGTTTCATCTGGATCTTCTCTCCATCTAAATCTAGTCCCAGCTGCTCTTAATAAATCGTAGAAATCTTCAGCGCCTTGATTACCCCAGCGGTAAATAGGAAAATCAGGATCATCTTCAGGTGTTATATAGCCAATATCCATCGATTGACCACTTGGAGTTGGGACACCACTTCCATCATGAATACCCCTACCCATATTGGCATCGTCTTGCCCAACATTAGAACAGCAAGTACAAAAAAGACCGCTACTACAACAATCCCAACATCTAGGTGCTCTAACATACATACTGTCAATGTGAAATCTACCTGTAGCTGCTTCCACCCAATCCCTAACATTACCTTGGACGGCACCATTATCAGTTGCACAGCCAATGCTAAGATAATTACCTTGTATCGGCGAACCATTAGCACCATAAAACCAAAGCTCTCTATCATTACCCCCCACACCATTACCATTAGGATCATCTGCACACCAATCAGGCACTGTATTTGAACTAGAATCAAACTCATATTTTACATTTAAACCACATGACTCCCAATTCATTTGGTTAGGTAATCCTACTACATTTGGAGCCCTCATTTTTGGTATATTAAAATAACCTATCTGTTGAGCCATACGAACTCTATATTCCGGCGTTATCGATGTTAGTATTTCGTTTTGTAATACTACATCTTTATATATCTTAACAAAAAATCTACCCTCAAATTCTTTTTTATTTTCAACTGTATGCTCTGCTAATTCTATTCTTAAACCACTTATAACAGTAGATATATCACCACCAATAGAGGTAAAGTCCATATCTTCACCAAATGCCTTATCAGATTTAAACTTATGTCTACCACTACCCTGTGTGTATCCAGCGACTTGATACCAATCAGATTTTATAGTATCAGTTCTTACTCTAAAATATAAAGTACCTTTATTTCTCATGCTAGTTAACTGACTCTGAGCGACAGCGGCATTATCAAAAATATCACTTATACCAGTGATACCAGTTGTAAACCAAAGTTTATCTGAATCTGGAGCTGGAAAACCATTTGTAGTGGTACCAATATCAGTTCCTGTAGCATTGTTAGTTAATGATCCTAGATTTTTAATATTTGTTTTAATAAAATCAGGGGCGCTATTTTCTATAGCTAATATCTTGTATCTAGCCTTATCTACAACAGGTTCGTGCGAATCATGTTTCTTTTTAAGTACAAGCGTAGTTTCTTCGTCTACTTTGTTTCTATCGGCGCTAGCGAAAGATAACCATATATTACCATCTTCGGCATTATACCAACGATCCATAGCGAGATTATAATACTCGTTAGATGTTTCTTTTAAGTATAATTTGTAATAGTGTGCAAAATCAGGGGCAGGCGTTGCTATATCAACTCTAATTTTATTTAACGTGCTTGAGTTATCTTTAGCTATCGTTAAACTACCAGTACCATTATGACCTGCTAGAACGGGTGTTTCTCTACCATACTCATCGCCATATACAACACCTATTTGGTAGGTCCTTAAAGATCTAGCTGTTTTACCTGGTAGAGCAAATCCTGTTGTAGTATCAAGTCCGTTTAACGGTTCATTGCTAGTTCCTTCCGGTGCGTTTAAAGGAGCATCAAACGCTCTCAATGTAACATTTATCTGTGGCTTTATTTCAGTATCAAACTCATCTCCACAACTAAGAGAGTTGGTTAAATTAAAATTTTGAACGTAGTTACCATATACCAAACGATTAGAACTTATAGATTGTGCTAATGCTTTTCTCGGCACGTTGTCCCATGGACGTAGCATTTGGTTTGAAGGAACCGTCTTATGTATTAATTCTGAAGTAACTTCATATTCACCTCTACTATAAGCGGTTGCTAAGGCGTTTGGGCCATTTAATATATCAGGCCATAATAACTCACCTTTAGCGGTCCAGCCGTCTGTTCTTTTAATTGTTTCAACGGTATATATATTTGGAGATGTTTCATCTTTATATAGTAAATCTACTTCAATTACATCTTTAGGCCTTTCAGATGGTTCAATTATATAATTTGTAATTTTTAATTGTCTTAATCTATTGGTCATGCCAAGATTGTAACCTTTTTTAGGTAGATAATCATATTCTCCTGGTAAAAAAGCTAACTCAGACCAAGGTGAAAAAGTAGAATACTCACCGTCTTCATATTTATATCTATATGCGAATCTAACAAATTTGAACTCGAACATTGGTTTTTTCTCTTCCAATCTTAAGTTCCACATCTTTTGCTCTTCGTCTATACTATCACCATCAATAGCTAATATATCCATATGCCAAGGACCCATAGATGTACAAGGAGAAGGAGAACATGGTAATGGCGCAACAACCATAGCTCTAACATCGTGTTCTGTAAATCCTTCAGCACTATTAATATCCTGCTGTTGATTAAATAATATAATATCTCCTTCTCGCCAATCCACCGGACTATCTACATAAAAATCACCTATCTTATCACCGGTAACTTTTGGTACGCGGAAAGTGTTTAACGACTGAACCTCAAGTTTAGTAAAACAATTTTGATCGTTTGGGAGGGCGAGATTGTCTGGATTACCCAAAATACCTACTGTTGTCGGGGAAAAAGTATCTCCAGCTCTACCATCTTCATGTTGAGACATTACTAATCTAGGAGGGGTTTTAGGTCCTTTTCTTATAACAGTAATATTTTCTTCTTCAGCATAATATGCTTTTGTTGCATTTCTACGTAAAACTCGAAGGCTATGGTGTTTATCAGGTGATATACACAATCTAGTATGCCAATCATGGTTATCACCATTAAACAATGTTGTGATTGAAACTGGTAGTTCAGTAATACCTCCAGTACCACTTATAGATCTTTTAATATTTACTTTCTTTGGTTCAGAATAATTATCTGTCCAAAATAGCATTCCATCTATAATGTTTATACCAGTTATTATGTTATTTTTGTGGAAGTTTAACGCGCGTTGTTGCGTGCATTGAAGGATGGTTCCTGCCGGAACAAGGTTAGTTGTTGCGTCATCAAAATCTGTTTCTATTGAATATATTTGTATCGTAGGTACAAACGCTATTTCAGCCGCATCTGTCACCATTGTAACCTCAGTGGCATCAGATGTGACAACTTGAGTTCCACCGGGATCATAGCCATTAACGTGCATTCCAAACCTAACGTTAGATATAGGTGGGTTTGCCGGATCACCAACCTGTATGTTTCTATCTGTTGAATCTAAAGAGGTTAAGAAGTGTGTTCTATATATATCAACAAAAACAAATCTAAACGTTTTCGTAGCCACATCATATTCTATAATATAGTCTTTCCAAGAAAAAGGTTGACCGTCATAATTTTTCATATCATATTCAGGTCCAGCTACTAAATAATATATTTTATCTTCTTTTTCATAAGTAACCGAGCCAACGCATCTACACTCGTCTGGGATCAAACCAGAGGACATTAGAATATTACCCAATATAGATTGTGCAGAACCAACATCAGATCCATCTGATGCTTGTATTTGAATGTTTAACGCGTCTCTGTATTCTCCTTCTGGAACAATTCTTTCGTCGAAATCTTTGTTCATTTTAGATTTGGAAAATCCTCTATTTGATTGTGGCATATTTTAGTGTTTTATCCATTTAGACTTACCTCTTAATACTTGGGTAATCTCTTCTAATTTAATATTTGATAATCTTAATTTTGCATTTCTAACAGCGGCAGATCTTTCTTTTTTAAAAGAAGCCACAAGATTTCTATCAACATTTGCTCTTGTGTTTAATATTGAGTGGGCTATATGTTTGTACATAGCTTCTTCAGCTAACTTTGGAACTTTCATCTCAGCATCTGTGCCTAATCCATCGCTTATATATTCTAATATTACATCTAATCCGCTAATGTTAGATGAAAAATGAATATAACCAGTATCACAATTCATGTAAAACCATCCGTTACTCTGCGCGTATTGAGGATCAATACCGTATCTACCACCTTTGTTTGCCCAATATAAGTGATCGTCATAATCATTGTCAGTACTTGCCGACGACGGTCCTTCTTGAAAATTACTCCAAGCTGTTGATTCTTCTTCTACTGGAGCACCACTAGATACGTCAATATCTCCCGTTGTAGTAACTTGAACGTATGATTTTGGATCAGACGTGAATTTCGCAGGATATATAATATGCTCAACCCCACCGCCATCTACCCAGGTAATCTTTACGTAATTAACGTAATCATGTGGTATAGGAAATAGCAATGTACTTGGAACGTTTAGCTCCAGAGTTTTACACGACTTAAATGTGTCATAACTTAATTCTTGTATACCTCGCATAGCGTGAAACTTAATATCAGCTCGAGAAATTTTTGGTATTATTTTATCTTCACCAACGTAGGCAATTCTAAAGTTGTTTATAATATCTAAAAGAGACACAAATTGATAAGCTCCTAATGTTTCTAAACTAGGGTTTGCATAATAGTTTCCTAAATTACCTTGGTATAATCCCATATTTTATTGTTTTTCTTGTGTTATTTGACTTGTTATCTGCTGTTCTCCAATAGTACTTAGCCCTGGTTTTGCTATAGTGATACCAGCTAAAGAAAGTATTTTGTAAATTAACTCCGCTTCATCACTTGAGTGTATTTGAAAGTCTACAGAAGTACCAGCATTATACAAAGCTTTTTCATTCACCACTACATATCCCCACGCTGGATCAACTGGTTTTCTAATATAGTTACATTGAACAGCTACTAAGTTTGGATAAGTTTTAATCTGTGTTTTATTACGTCTAAAGTAAGCTGGATATTGACTTATTGGTTTCGTTAGAGGAGACTTTCTAGCGTACAACATTTCTTCTTCAGTCATTTGTTCTACTTCAATTTCAGATCCTGTTTTAAAAACCATACCTAATCTATATAAATTATTCGGTAAATTTCCAATACCACCCGGCACCATCCCCACGTTGGCTGTTAATTTAAATACAGATATTTTTTCATCTATCATCTCATCAACATTTGAAAATTGAGTTGAATTTTTTACGTTTCTATCCGTTTGATTTTCATCGTAAAAATATTGTTCAAAAATTTGCATTTGAGCACTTGGCGCTAATATATTAAACTCAAGCGGCGTTATATAACCCCTTTGTTCTTTGTTTGCCATCGCTAAAACTTGTTGATATACCCTGTCTACACTTATAGCCATATTTTATTTTTTATAAGGAAATAACTTATTTAATGCTTTTTGTCTTTTTTCACACCCACAATCCTCAACTCCTCTCGCTTCGTTAATAGCATTAACTACTTTTTTTATTCCAGTTGCTTTTGTAATTTTTTCTATTGAGTCGCCTAATCCTTTTGATTTGTTTTCTTCCATATAATTATATTTTTGTAGTTACGATCGCCCCGTAGGGCGACCGCTCTACAGTTAGATTATTTTAATCTTTTTTCAATTTGAGAATAAACCTCAACACCTTCGTCGGTTTTAAACCAAGCAGCTAAAGCTGAATAAGGATTTTCATCAAATGGAACATTCATTAGTTTTCTACCAGTACTTTTCCAATTAAAAGTTCTTTGATCTTGAGATAATTCTATAATATAAGCCTCACAAGCTTTTACAGCCACATTTCTTAAACCTATATTTTCATCAAGAACTAACTCTAAGAATAGTTGTGGTTGTTTCTTAGCAAATAGTAATAAGTCTCTTTTGAGTTCTTTAGAACTCATCTCTGAAACTTTAGAACCAATTTCTACCCGCATAATAGCTTCCATCATATCGATATCTAAGTTATTCGCTGCATTCATAGCTTGTATTTCAAACTCTAACCAATCTAAATGATCCTCTGCTCTTTTAACAGGCTTGTCCTCGTAAAACATAACGTCTCTATCTGGATGATACATTGAAAGAAATTTTTGTAATATTACTTTTTCTTTAGGAACATATAAGTTTCCTGATCTAAAAATAATATGGGAGAGTCTTTGGTCACCCTTCATTTCATCAACGAATGGTGTTGTTTGATTTTCACAATACTTTATCTCTCTTTCATACCCTTGCTCTTTGTCAAAATAATATATGTTAGCTGATCGTATCATTCTAGACAAAGGTTTTTTACCACCTTTTAAATGGTATAATCTATCTTTTACCTCCCAAACGTCTTTATTCTTTTTTGGTAATGGTTTTTCCATAACCGGTGTTTCAACAGTAGTTTCTACAACTGCCTCAACTTGAGGTTCTTCAACCTCTACTTTTTTCTTTTTTGCCATAATATAATATATAATAAAATTAATAAAATAAAAGGCCGGGGCCGAAACCCCGGTCTTTAATATAATAAGTGCTTATTGCATTAACATGAAATTGTTAGCACCTTGTGTAACTAAACATCTTTCAGAAAGCATGTGAATCTGCATTGCATCTAAAGCTGATGTAGTAGCACCAACTGAACCAGTAACCCATGATTTCAATTTTCTGTCATCAGTTTTTGAAGCTCTATAACGAACGTGTAAGAAAGGTCTTTTAAGATTCTTTCCTAATGATTGGTCATAAACAGAAGACGTACCAGCTGGAACAAACAGACCACGGATAGCTGCGCTACCTGCTCTGTCATTAATACCACCTCTTGTAGCCTTATCGTTTAAGTATCTCATATCTGATTTGTAGAAGTCATAAGAACCTCTTCGGAATCCAGAGAAACCTAAGTTCAACGCCATATCTTCCTCGTTGTCAAAAACACCGTAAGAAGTACCACCAGCTCCGTAAGAATTCATTGAAGCTAACATATCATCAATTGCTAGAGACGTAGCTCTGTTTACAAACATCATGTTTTCTTCAATAGCACCTTGTTTGTCAAACTCAGCTAAGATAGCGTCGAATTCAGCTAAATCAGTAGCAGGGTTAACACCTGTAATACCAGAAGTAACATTACCTCTATCTTCGATAGCAGCAAATAAACCTTCAGTACCAGAACCACCAGCACCTGAATCAGCAGCGCCTCTAATTTGACCATCATCACCAAAACCGATAATAGATGCAGCAGCTGTTTTCTCAGCTTCTAACATTGACATCTCTAAATAATCAGTGAAACGAGCTCTAGTATCACCTTCAGCTTTTAAATACCATAAGTAACCACTTTGACCTTCTTCACCTGAAATTTCAACCCAACCAATTTGAGAAGCATCAGATCCAGAAATTTCATAGTAATCTTTCATGATAATTGGTTTGTTACTGAAAGACTTGAAGGCAGGCGTTAAAGCTTGTCTTTTGTCAGACTTCCACGTACCAGTATCATCAGAGTAAGCTTGTCCTTTACCGTACTCAGAACCAATAACTAATAAAGTCGCAGTTCCAGCGGTTAAAGTTGATAAAGCAGCAGTAGCATAAGGTTCAACTGAAACAACAGCTGAAGCTGGAGTTTCAACAACTAGTGCTTTAACTACAACACCATCTTGTGCTATTAATACTACGTCATTAACTCTAATACCGTGACTAGCCGGGGTAAACCCATCAGCCGCTATGTTTCCATCAATATCAGAGGTAACTGTAAACGTACCGTTAACATCACCAGCCGGAGCTACTGTTCCAATATATGATAAATGTAATCTACCTTGTTCTGACCAAACAACTTGGTCAGCGGTCATAGATTCTTCAGCTCCAACTTGCGAAAGGAATCCTGAAATTGTTCTGTTACCGAACACTTCAGCTTCTTTCTCCATTAGATCTGGTAAATATTGCTGCGCCCAGTCGTTACCAGCGCCGCTTGTAAAATCGATGTAATTCGAAGCTAGTGTTTGCTGCTGTGGAGCAGCTATACTATTCAAATTACCACCTGCAGTAATTGCCATAATTTTGTTTTTTTAAATTGTTATTTATTTTTATTTTTAATTTTAAACTTGAAATCAGAAGAATTATCACCTAATACTTTTACCTTCATTCCACTAGCGCTTATCTCGCCGTGTGATTGTCTAGGACTCATATCTATATTTTTAGCATTTTTAACACTATCATTTATAGCGTCAGATTTCCCTTGCTCGTAAAAGTGTTTTGCAATAGCATCAGCATTCATTGCTGTGTAAAGTGATTTGTGATAACCTTTAGCGTCTGACATCTCTCCTTTTTCGTTCAAAAACTTTTTGACAAAATTATTGATATCGCTTTGTTGATCCTTAACTTCACTAGCATTGTTAACTTTAAATCTATAGTTTTTTTCTCCCACGTTAAACTCAAAACCTTTGAATCCCTCGTTAAAAACACCTTTGGTTTTATTTAAAAAACTATTTTTTTCGTTTTCTGCTATCTTTTTGTTTTGTTCTTCTTCTTTATTGTACCTATTAAAGAAATCAATTGCTTTTTGTTGCTCACCTGTGAGCTTACTCCCAGCTTTAATATCTTCATAGTATTTGGATTTATTCTCTTCCAAGTGAGCCTTAGCGTTAGCAACTTGCTCTTTCAACGCTAATTTTTTTCTTTTTATATCTCTCTCGTCATCAGTCTCTTCGTCATAAGAAAATTGATCTTCCATGAGAAAACCAATCTCATCATCATTTAAATGAGGTTTAGACTCTTTGTAGTATTCTTTTAATAAAGTATGATTATCCATTTCAGAATAATCTCTATTTAACTTTACGTAATCATTTATATCACCACCAGTTTCCTCTATAAAACTAACCAGCTTCTCAACGTTTTCAGGTAGAGGCCTGCCTGTTTCCATAGATTCACTTATAACTTCTTCAACTTTTTCGGTTATTTCTTCTATTTTTTCCGTTTCTTCTTTGGTGATTTCTTCTAGTACTGGAGCTTCTTGTGTTTCGCTTTCCGGTTGTACTTCTTTTTGTTCTTGTGGGGCGTTGGCATCTTTAGACTCTGTAGCCACTCCGCTGTCGTCAATGTTGTTTTCTTTAGTTTCATTTTCTTCTGGTTTTTGTGGTGTTTTTAAATCAATCTTAGTTATAGTTTCTTTGCTTAAATCTTCAGCTGGTTTTTTCATTTTAGCTTTAACTTTAGTGACATTCCCTTTAGTTTCATTACTAGTTGGTTGATTTTCTTTTTTTGTTTTTAATTTTATCTTACCAGTATCGTTGTCCACGACTGGTCCTTCTTGTTTCTTTGCCATAATATAATATAATAATAGTTAATAAATTTTACTTAGGACCAAACGCGCCTAACCCAAACTCCCCACTCATAATATCATTACCTGAGGATTCAAATTTTTTGGGTGGTTTTTTGTTTAACCTTTGATCTATAAGTTCACTTTGTTGTGATGCTTGCATTTTTGTTCTATCGTCTTTACGATCTTCTTTTTGAGTTTCCTTCATATTAACTTCCTCCATATTCATTTGCTGAAGTTTCATGTTAATCTCAAATTCCATTTGCATTAATTCTTTTTTAATCTCAGCTTCTTCTTGCATTTGTTGAGATTTCATCTGTCCTTTGATTTGTTCTAATTCTACGTTTAATTGATGAGCGGCTTGAGCTTTCTGTGTTTCAGCTTGCGCTGCCGCTTGAGAAGCTTGAGCTTGCGCTTCTCCCTGTGCTTTTTGTGTTTCTAATTCTTTCTGGTGTTTTTCCTCTGCTTTCTTCTTTCTAGTAATCTTAAGCATTTGATTAGCCAACTTAATATTTCTTATGTTTCTCAAGTCAATAGCATCTTCAAGATCTATAGAGCCTTGAGATATAGAAGCTTGAATGTTGTTTTCTAATATTTGCTTTTCTTCTTCATCAGGAGCTAACTCTAAGAATATACCAAAATCATACAAATGCAACTCAGACATTTCTTTTAACGTAGCTACATTGTGTGATCCAATAGCTTGTACAAAAGCATCTCTAGTTGGAGAATACTCTAGTATATCAGATATTCTAAGCGATAAAGATTCGCATACTTCCGCCGTTAAATATAATCCAGATTGTAATATATGTCTTGTAGCTGTATTGCTATTTGCAGCAGCCATTTTTTGTATACCAACTAATGATTTAGAATCTGGCGTTGAAGCGTCTCTAGCCTCGTTTAACCCGGTTGTATCTCTAATCATTTGTAGGTAGTAATTATAGTTACTTATTAGTGATTGCATTTTACCCCCAGCGGCAGCCCCATTTGATATTTCTTGTATTGGTGATTTTCCTAGATTCTGGTCTCCATCTTGAGTATATGACCTACCAATAACACTACCCGTTTGGAAGAACATGTTTAATGCTTCTTGTGGATTGTAATTAGTTCCATTGCCTAAATCTATCTCGGCTAATCCATCAGCATCTAAATAAACACCATCAGGAACCATTCTAGACAACACTTGTTGTAGTTTTAAATGAGTTAGTTGAATCATGTCGGCGAAACCAGTTACTCTACCAACAAGCGATTCTATTTTCCCTTTATACATTCTAGGCGCGACTATATTATAGTTCATTTTAACTTTAGTATAATCGCTTTTAGGACGCATCATATTCCTAGCCATTTCCCATTTAAGTAGTTTGTCTGTACCTAAAATAATAGCACCGTCATATAGACATTCTACAGCCCTTTGTAATTTAGAATAATTAAATTCAACGTCTGTAGGTGGATTAAAACTATCATCTTTTGGTAATATTTTCATAGCACCAGTAGCGGTTTCTTTTACTTTATAAACCTCATTCATATAAGTTTTGTAATTAAAGTATAAGACTTTAATTTTATTACTATCGTGATCACTACTATCTCTATTGTATCTACTTTTATTACTGCTATTATTCTGGTGTATTTCCTCTAAATCTTCATGTTCTAAAAAAGGAAATTCTTTTGCTAATTCATTTATTGGTATTTCCTTTACCTCACCAACGTAATATATATCTTCAAAATAAGGAGATTCTGTGTATGAATACACTAAATTCGCTGGATCTACATAATCAACTTTAGCACCTTCAGAGGTGTTAAAACTAGTTTTTACAGCGCCAATACCAATTACAGCTAAATCATAAAAAAATCTCTTTTTTATTAAATCATATTTACTACCATCTAACAGCGTGTTTATAGCTTGCTCTTCAGCTATCTCTACAGCTTGCTTGTAGTTAAGCTGCATGTGCAGTGACAACTCATCTTCAGAGTCAGGAAGTTTTTCTGGTGGAGTTGTAGATAAATCTATATTTAACGCTTTTTTTGTCTGCGCGTCAAACTCTTTAAGTTTCATGTCTTTTAATATAGACTCCATGTATTCAGTACGTTTACTAACACCAGCTGGATCTTGAGAATATGCTTTTATATCATATAATCTCTCAGCTATACCGTTTACTACTATATCTACAAACTTAGGTATTATTGGAACAGGTTTCCAATCTAAATTAAGATAGGACAAATCACCATTTATAGATAACTCATCCTTATATTTTTGTATAGATTGCTCACCTCTCGCGTACAATCTTAATCTATGAAAATCATTTAAACCTTGATTAAATCTATTATTATTATAAGAGCCATCAAACCACTCATGCTCTATAGCTTTAGCGATCTTTAAACCGTAGTCATAACTTATTTTCTCTGCATCACTTACTACTTGACTAGGGAAATAATTATTTGGAGTTCGATTATTCATATTATTTTTTAATTATTTTAGACATACCTCCTTTGTTTGAATACTTTGAGACATGTATATTTAATGGTTTGTTTTCTACTTTAGGGTTCGGCGCATATAAATGCCGGTTGTTAGCCATAATAGCTAGTCCAGAACTTATTGTTGCGTCAAACTTCGTTCTTTTATTTATATCAAATCTACTCCAATCATTTAGTAAATTGTTAAAGTATAAATTCCCAAAAGAACCATCATTTTTTATACCAACGTGATCTTGTATATACATTTCAATCGCTGCTGCGTGTGCTTGTTTTATATCCTCACTAGAGTTAGGTATGCCTCCAACTTCTTTTTCTGCTACGGATAATTTATTCCATATCTTATCCGGCCTGTTCATACTAAAACCTCTATACCCTCTCCTTCTTAAATAGTATAATAACCGGGGTTTGTTGTTCTCTGCGAGTATAGGCATCCCGTAAAATACTAATGCCATTAAAACATCTTCAAAGAATATTTCAGCTGTAGGTGGTCTTGATAAGTATTCTAAAAAGAAGCTATTCGCGGGAGCGTCCTCCATACTAAACCTGGTTAAGCCGTGTAATGCTCCTTTAGAACCTTCTCCATCTACAGTTCCTGATATATCATAAGAGTCACAACCAAATGCTCCCATGTGTTCATTACCAGGATATTTTATACCGTTTTTAAGTACCACTCTATTTTGCAAATGTTGATTTGGAAACCAACTAACTTTAAACCTACCTTTTGGATCTGGATAAAATATTACTTGTGTATCTTTAATTCCATTAATCCATTGAAAATTACCAGTTGAAATACCTAACGTTCTAGACATCTCCTCGTTATAATCTATTTGCTCGTATATTTTAACTAAATTAAATATACTTCCTTTAGCCTCATCTCTAAACGCGTGCTCCGTAGTTCTTGGGAATTGGCGGTAAAATTCATTTAAAGCATCTGAATCTCCTTTTAAACCATCTACTTCATTCTGCCAATTATCTATTACACCTACATCTATTAATTCACCATCTGGGGCGAACACATCTGTGTTAGGAGTAGTGAATACTGGAACTCCGTGCTCGTC